AATCTTCAAGATACTTATGCTTATAGTGATACGGCTGTTGTAGCACCATTAGTTCAACCAACAATCGATAATAGTAGATTTTTTCACATGAATAAATATAGCACTTATTTTAGTGCTTCACCTCGAGCTGAAGCATTTGGAGAAGATTTATTTAAATTAAGAGCACATCCCAATAATATACCGATGAGTACACAACCAGTATTTTTTAAATATACTGATGATACAAGAGATAAGTTTGTATCACCTCAACAGTTTAGAAGTATATCCCAAGATGGTTTAAGTTATGGTTTTGCTTATCCAGTACCTTTTGATAATTATTTTAGTAATGGTGATTTTGATAAACGAGTTTATTTAATTGGTATTACTAATGGTGGTGTTGGAGGAACACCAAGAAGATTATTTAGTGAGAATACAACCCCTCCCGATGATGAATATAGAAGTATCGAACAAGGTAGAAAGATTGGTTTCGATTATCACGCTACAGCATATTCAACTGCTATTATTAGTCCTTTTAGTGGTTATGGTAATACTGATATTGGTGTTAGTGCAGCCGTTAATGACGGAACTGGTAGTGATACGACTGTTTGGGCGTATCCAACACAAATTAATCATATTAGAAGCACGGCAACACCTACAAATATGACGGATTTTAATCCATATATGACTATGAGTTATATTGGTGCTAATAATCCAGCAATAAATTATAATACAACAACTAATAGATTTGAACTTTCTAGATTTCATACGGGTAATAATACGGGTAATAAAGCAACAGCAGATAATCCTTCTAGTGCAGTAAATAGTAAGAGTTTATGCCCCGCTCATAGAACTACAGAAAGATTAATATCACCCGCAGTAAGTAATCAAGAAGCGGGAAATACAGTTTATAAAATAAATCCTCGTCCCCCGCAATTTGGTTATAGTCCTACATTTATCCCTTATGCTAGATACAATCAAGCTTATAGAAGACAACCATATCCCGAAACTGCGAAAGATGCTAAAACAAACTTCACAAAAGAGGGTACAAATACAATTAAATATGATGGTATGAATCTTAATATTGAAGCATATAAAATATTCGATAGTCATGGAGGTATATATATTGAAGATTGGGGTTTCGATGAAGATAATTGGGAAGATAATTTATGGGATATTTTAGGTTTTGATTATTATGCCGTAAATGCTAAAGCAACTAGTAAAAATGTTTTAACTAGAAGAGTTGATAATGAGAATAGTAATTTATTATATAGACCAACCACAAATGCAGAAGTAGTCCAAACTGATACTAAAAATTATGTTACGAATCAATTTGGATCAGTAATGTATTATAATTCATTACCTTATCCTACTTGTATACCCGATTATTATGCTACACATACGGGTAATAGAGATGAGTTTGTATTTGCGGGAGGAACATCACAAAACGGTTATGCTTTTACCCCCGCAAATGCTAAACCATTAGAATTATGGAATGAGGTGAGTGTATTAACTCAATCAACAACAATCACAGCAACAGACCTTCAAAAATCAGTATTAAGACCTTATTATACAATTAGAAGTAATATTCTTGAAGGTGCTACTGCTATAGGTGGTAATCCTACTGGTGCTAATTTACCAATCATTAGTATAGTTGATAAATATAGTGGGGCAAGTGATTACTTTTTAGGTAATCCTAGTGATATACAATTCACAGTTACTAAACCTACTATTATTGGTGATATTACTACTTCGATACACGACAGCGATGGTGAATATGCTAACGTTGATAAAACTAGTGCAGTTATATATAAGGTCACAAAAGTAAGGAGAACACCACCAAGTATTATTGAAGAGATATTAGAAGGTAATGATAAAAAGAAAAAAAAATAAATTAAATAAAAAATATATATTATAATATAAAATGATTGCGATTTATTCAAGTTGGAGTAAAGAAGACCATGATGCTTACTATTCTAAAGAATGGAGTTTAGGTGATTGGGATTGGTGGGATGATTTTATTTGTAGTGATTTTAAACAAGGTTGGGGATATGAAGAATTGGTAGAAAGTTTAAGTCAAGATTTCGAAGCTCAATTATCCCTCGATGATATTAAAGTAAAATATCTAAATTAATTTTCTATGCTAAAGTATAAATGGATAAAATAAGCTTTGAAGAAATTATTAGTATTCTTGCGATGCACGGAAGACCCGATCTAATAGTTGAAGTTAAAGAACATATTAAGATTGATGAAGATTATGTACCACCAAAAAGGGTAAGAAGAGATAGTTTAAGTGATAGTGAAGGTAGTGCCGTTAGTGAAGAAGAATATGAAGTTGAAGAAGATGAAGATGGATTTAAGAGTTTAAAGTAATTTTCTAATTTGTATTTTTATATTTTATCATAATATAAACTATGGTAAAAATGGTAATCGAAAAAGGTACTGCTAAAAATAAAAAGTTAAAAGCTATATTTTATGACGACGAAGGTAAGAAGATAAAAACAACCCAATTCGGCGATAATAGGTATGAAGATTATACCCAACACAAAGACAAGCAACGAAGAAGTAAATACTTAACTCGTCATAAAAAAGATTTGGAGAAGGGCGATTATAAGTCGGCGGGTTATTTAAGTTACTATATACTATGGGGGGCATCGACAAATCGTAATACTAATATAAAGAAATATAAAAAAATGTTTAAATTAAACTAATAACATCCACTAAACGGATTATATTCTTGCTGTGGTTGAACTGCTCTTCTAATTGTTTGTTTTAATGCTTCTTCTTCTTTTTCTTTTTTTAATCTTTCTTGTTTTTCTGCTTTTCTCGATTTACGAATCTTTTCGTAATTCATTATTGCTTTTAATTGAGCTTCTTCTAAATCTTCTTTAGTAAATGATACATTTTTTTTAATTGGTTGTGATGGTGCATCTTCTTCAACTTCTTCTTTAAGTTTTTGAACTCTTTTAACTTTTTGTTTTTTTAATAATTCTTTTTCTTGTTTCTCTAATTCTTTACTTTCTTTTCTTTCTTGTGCTTTCTTTTTTCTTGAAGCCATCGCCTTCTCTCTTGCGAGTTTTAATTTCTCCTTATGTTCTTCAGTCATCGGTGGTCTTGGTTTTCTTGGTTTACCCTTTTTAGTTAATTTAACATTAGGATCATTAATAATAACACCATCATTATTCGGCATATTAAATATATCTTCTACCTTCATGTCTTCTCTTTTGGATTTAGCTTTTGGTACAACTTTAGCCACTTTATCTTCTTCTATCTCTTCTTGAGATTTATCTTTTTCTGCATCGAAATCATCTATATCCTCTTGGATAGATTCTTCAATATCACTCTCATTATCGCTGGGTATAAAATCCATTTTAACTTCGGGTAAAAAATCCATATCTTTTAGTTATAATATATAAAATATTTTTTTATTAATTATTAAAAATTATTATTTTTTATTAATATTAAAGTTCTCTTTTTACTTTCTATACTTTTCTTATAAATGTGGTAAATAATCTAAAGTGGTTAGGGTAAATGTCGAAAAATATTTGTCTCAACGACCCCGCCAACTACTTTTTTTTTTGAACTTTACCCCAACCACTTTAGATTTATACCAACTTCTCTATTTCGGGTTCGGGTTCTAATTCTTTACTTTCTTGACGCTTTAATATTTTATCTTCTTTTTTTAATATCTTATTCTCTTTTTTTAATATTATATCTTGTTTATCTTTTGTATCATCATCACTATCATTTGGATCGGGTGGTGGTTTTCTCTCACACATACATATATTACAATTATCACTAAATCCAACTCTAAACTTGCAGTAACATCGAGATTTGAAGATGACTACAAGAATACCCGAAACTGCACCCAGTATTAAACCAGTAGCCCCAGCAAGTTCATTTATATTAAACTTCTCCATTTCTAAAGACATTTATTTATAATAATTTTTTTTTTTCATTTATAATATTGTTTAAATTATACAAATGAACGATCCTATAGAATCTAAACCTATTGTTGATGTTAAGAATACATTACATACAATTAGTAGAAATATCAATCAATTAAAAACGGATATTATTTGTATCAAAGCTGATATATCGATTATTAAAGATTATATCAATTCTCAAAAAAAGAAAGAAGAAGAAATAAGTAAAGGTTGGATTTGGTAAGCGTCGGTATAATAATAATAATAAGAAAAAGTGGTTGGGGTAAATGTCTAAAAATATTTGTCTCAACCAATCCTCCAACACAAATTATTTTTAACATTTACCCTAACCACTTTTTAAGATCAAAAGATAAAATAAAAATATTTATTATATTAAATGGATAATATCTCAATCTTAATGCCTACATATAATAGAAGAAAGTTTTTACCATTCATTATAAGAAATCTAAAAGTCCAAGATTATTCTCATAAAAAACTTCAACTAGTAATTTATGATGATGGTGAAGAACCTTTAATCGAAGATTATAATACTTTTAAAGAATGCATTAAACCAATAAGATTAAAATTAATAAGAGATAAAAAAAAACAAAGTATAGGATATAAAAGAAATCGTTTAGTCGAACACGCAAACCATAATATCGTAGTATTTATGGATGATGATGATTTATATGAACCTACATATATATCACATTCACACCATATACTAAAAACAAAAAAAGTAGGTTGTGTAGGATGCGATAAAATGATATTCATTTATCCACCATATACTAAAGATGATTTCTATGCTCTTAATGCTGGAGATAAATATTTAATACATGAAGCTACTATGATGTTTTATAAATCTTGGTACAATAAAACTGAAGGTTTTATAAACTGTTCCCGTGCAGAAGGTTTAGGTATAACTCGAAGTAGCAAAAGAAAAACAATTGAATTAACAAACCCTTTTAAAACTATGACGGCTGTGGTTCACGGTAAAAATACAATAGTAAAAGATAAGTTTAAAACTGATGAGAATAATTTAGCAGATATGTCTATTGACGAAAAAACAACCGATTTTATTAATGCGGTATGTACTTAATCCTTTGACTAAAACATCTCATCTCATTAAAATTATCACTCCACCCGTCTCTCTGTGTTATATGGATTGGTAATAAACAATACCAATTATCTCGTGCTTGAAGAGTATGAATATATTCATCATTATTATTTTCTCTAACATCATTCACTAATTTTAATTCAACACTTTCTTTAAGATGATTAATCAAAGTGTCGTAATAATGTGATTTAACAATATAAGCGTGAAGACATACACCTCGAACCACTTTTGCTAAATCTTCACTTACTTTTTCGGGAGGTAAATAATTCCAAATCCCTAAATATAAAACATCCCAAAAATCTTCTTTAATATATTTATTAAACTTCTCAATAAGTTTTTTCTTACTTTCTATTTTAATATCATCTTCAAATATTATAACATAATCCCATCCTAATTCTTTTGCTTTTTCTAAACAACCAATATGGGATCTAGCACAACCAACTAAAGGTATTTCGTGAGTAATAGCATTAAATCGATTCGGTTTCTTTATACCTAACTTCTTAAGTTCAGTAATAGTTAATCCATTTCTTTCGGGTCTAGATTCAAGATTTATATAAAAATGCTGGTTCATATTTATTATTATAAATATTTTATTTTATTAATATATACATGGTTAAAGTATTAGAATTATTTTCGGGGACTGGTTCAGTTGGTAAGTGTTGTACTGCTTTAGGTTGGGATGTAGTTAGTGTTGATATGATACTACCCGCAGATCATCAAGTAGATATAATGCATTTTGATTATAAACAATATGATAAAGATGAGTTCGATATTGTTTGGGCTTCTCCTCCTTGTACTGAATACTCACAACTAAAAAAATGTTGGTATGGTAGAAAACTAAAAGATGGTACAATATACAGTAAAGAAAAACATGAAGAAGATATGAATGAAGCAGATAAATTAATTTATAAAACACTTGAGATAATAGATTACTTTAAAGTTGAATATTGGTTCATAGAAAATCCATTATCTACTTTAAAAGATAGAAAAGTTTTAAAAGATAAAAATTATTACCTAGTAGATTACTGTATGTATAGTGATTGGGGTTATAAAAAAAGAACTTGTATTTGGACTAATAAAAAAGATTTCGAACCTAAAATATGTAATAATAATTGTGGTAATATGTTAATAATAGACGGTCAAAAACTTCATAGAGAAAGAATGGGGACAAGTAAAACCGTAAAAGATGGAGATAAAATAATAAGATGTAATACAGCTGAATTAAGAAAAAAATATAAAGATTATCCTAATCTACAAAAATACGGACTTCACGGCACAACCCTACATCAAAGATATAGAATACCCGAAGATTTAATTTATAGTTTATTTTTAGATTAAAATATCTATTTATAATATAAATGGATAAAGCTCCCCCGAAAGTTTTTAAAGTTAAAGATCCCGACCCCGATGATAAGTTTGCCGACATACATCCACACTTACCACAACCACCATCACTATTATTAATTGTAGGTTCAGTAAAACAAGGTAAATCAAACCTTTTAGTTAATTTACTTTGTAACCCCGAGATGTATAAAGATAAGTTTGATATAGTAAAGATTATATCGAATACTTTGAATGCAGACCCTAAAGGTAAATTAATGAATAAATATTTTGAATGTGAAGACCATTATACCGATGAGATGGTTACGGACATAATTGAATCACAAAAGAAATATGAAGATTTTGAGAGACCTTCAATTGCTTTAGTTTTAGATGATATTTTAACAAAAGATTTTAAAAAAACAAATGCAGTTAGTTTTCTAGCCACAAGATTTAGACATTATGGTATTGGATTACTTGCTTTTACTACTCAATCGTTTCGTGCTGTTAGTGGATTAATTCGAAATAATGCGACTGATGTAGTAATCATGAAGCAACAAAATAATAAAGAGTTAGAAAAGATAAATGAAGAATATGGTGATTTATTCCCTAATATATTTATGGATTTATATAAGAAAGCTATTGAAGATGCTCCATATTCATTTTTATATTTAGATATGCAGACAAATCCAGCAACCGCATATATTAGATTCGAAACCAAGATTGCTGAAGGAGATAAAAAATTATTTTAATAAAATAAAATTAATTAAAATATATAATATATTATAAAATGGATTTATATGGTTCGGGAGCATCTATCGCACAAGCTAATTCACAAACTCAAGCAGCTAGAGAGATAAATCAAGCAACACAAGATTTTAATAATAGTTTAGCCGAGCAGTTAGACGAAGCTAATTTAGCTCAAGATGAAGATAGAAGTAGTAAACTACAAAAGAATATTTTAAGTGGTACGGCAAGTGCGGGTAAATTAGCAGTTATTAAAAAGAAAGGTGGCGTAAGGAGAGGAGCGGGTGCTTTAGTTGGTGGTTATAAAGAAGCACCTTTATCAAGAGACGAAGTATTAGCAAGAGAAGCGGGTGCCGAAAGAGCTCCATTAACTAATCCACCAGCAGCGGGAGAAGCAGTAGCACAAAGACCACGGGGAGCAACAGAAGTATATACTGGAGAAGCAAAATTAGCAGAACAAGAAGCAGCGAAAGCGAGTGAAGTTGCTGGTAGTGCGAGTATAAGAGAAGGTGCTGAAGCAATTGAGAAGTTTGGAGAAAGAGCAACAAAACTCGGTAAAATAGGTGTTGCTGGGTTGGGTGGTGGTATTGATGCTTTCCAAGATATAGGTAGATTAATGGAGGGTAAAAAAGGTTGGGATGCTTTTGGTAGTAATAGTGCGACAAGAGTAGGTAATATTGCTAATATAGTGGGTAGTAGTTTAGAGGTGTTAGGAGCTGCTACTGGTGGTATAAGCCCTTGGTCTCTCGCATTAGAAGCTACTGGTGCTGTTATTGGTTTAGCTGGATCTGTTACTGAAGGTATAGGAGAAGAAAAAGCTGCAGATGTGAGTAAAGGGACCGAAGAAGATGATATTACTTCTCAAGCAAGGGGACAAGTAGCTGCGGATGTTGTTACTAAAGCAGTAGGTAGAACACAATAATTTTTTTTTATTTTTTTTAATTTATTTTTTAAGAATTATTTTATATTATATATTATAAAATGAGTTCTTATTGGAGAAATGATGATAAAATCAAGATTTCACAAACCCAAGTTTCTATCCCTTCAACCAACGGTCAGTCATATTCGGGGACTGCGGGTCAGTCGGGTCGTAGAGTAGATTTTGAGATTCCCCCAACTGTTAAGTTTATGGATGGTAAAAATACTTTTCTTCAATTCGATATTAAACTTGCTGTTCCTTCGGGAGATGTTCCTACTCGTCTTCAGTTAGACCCTTTTATTGGAGGTCAATCAGTTATTAAGAATATTAGAATATATTCGGGTAATCGTGCTGTATTACTTGAAGAGATTAGTGAATATAATGCTAAAGTTCAAATCCAGTATTCTTACGATCAAGATGAGAGCATGAGAAAGATGAGAGCATTAAAGGAGGGTTGTTTAGTTGATACAATTGAGAATAGGGGGACACTTGGTACATCAGTATCGAATAATATTGACCTCCAAACTAATCCTTATTATAAATCAGTTGGGACTGTTCCCGCAGCTAGAGATTGGGGGACTGCAGATGATTTCCTTACTGCTAAATTATCTCTACCAATCCATACGGGTCTATTTGCTGATGGTGGTGATAAGATATTCCCAGTTATGATGACTAATGGTCTATTTATTGAAGTTGATTTAGAAGACCCAGCAAGATTTATTAAACAGTTAGATTCAGTCAATCGTAATCGTAGAATGAAGCAAAACCCAGTATTTCATGGTATAGATGATGCTGGTGGTGCTTTAACTGTTGCTAATGCTACTGATAGAACCGAAATCTTTTTAGGCAAACAAAATAATATGACTAGTGTAGCCAATTGCCCTTTTGTTAAGGGTGAGAAGATTGGTATTTGTGCTGTTGGAGACCCCAATAGTGAATGTGCCTTAACTGTTAGTGGAGCACAAGGATATCCTACTATTACTGATATTACTATTGATAATACTTATGTTAAACTAACTTTATCAACATTCCGAAATAGCGATAGTGGGACGGGTGTTGAAGCATCTTCAAATAACTTTATTGTATTTAGTGCAGCCATAGACCAGCACCGAACTCAAAATGACGATAATACTACACAGTTAGTAGCAAAGAGAACTACATACCCCGCTACTTGCGAGTTTAAGAATATGGAGATTGTTTGTTCTCAAGTTGGAGTAGATCCTCGATATGAAGCTGGTATGATGAGAAAGATGAGAGAAGGTGGTTCAATAGAGATTGATATTCCTTCAGTAACTAACTACAAACATTCTCTATTATCCACAAATAGAAACGCAACGGTTAATCTTGCTGTATCTAATACACGAGTTAAATCTATGATTTGTATGCCGAGTGATGCGAAGGTTTTAGATAGTGCTGATTTAATTGGTGGTCTTAAAGCTTGTTATGATGAAGAAAATACAACTATGGATGGTCGTCTCCACTCGATTCGTAGCGGTCAAGTTGGTATTATAGACCATTTAACCTCTTATCAAATGGTAGTAGATGATAAACTTGTACCATCAAGACCCATAGTTGTATCTAAAATTAATAAGGGTAAATCCATAGCAGCCCAGCCACTAATCGAATTAGAAAAAGCACTCAACCAAGCGGGTATTGTCCCAAGGTCATTTGTAGATTATAACCGTAATTTCTTGATTGGTCGTGCATATGCTCTTAATGATGGTGTTGCTAATCTCAATAATAAATCCAATCAACTTCAACTATTATATAATGAGAGAAATGCGGCTGGTGTAGACCAAGCTCCACAGCACAATAAACTCTTATACTGCTTTATGTATCATCTCCGTAGGATTTCGATTAAGGGAGAAAGTGTTATGGTTTCTCTTTAAAAAAAAAATATATTATAATATAAATGAAGTTAGAAGAAAGAGTAAATAATTATCACAATACTTTTCCTAAATATTCGAAATTATTAATTAATAATGATTGTATCGAGGGTATATGGGTAATGGGTAATAATTATACAACTAAAAGTGATTTATACGGAGCTTACCCTTATGGATATTTAAAAAGAATATATTCTTTGTTTCCTTTAATACCAAAAAAAACGCTTCATTTATTTAGTGGTTCATTACCCGATAGTGAAGATTATGATAAAGTAGATTATAATACTGGTTTAGATGCAGAAACTTTTAGTGATTATGTACCACATGATATTTATGAATTAATTCTTGCTGATCCACCTTATTCTATTGAGGATTGCGACCATTATGGATGCTGTATGGTTAAAAGAAATGTGGTTTTTAAACAAGCTTATAATGTATTAAAAAAAGGAGGTCATTTAATTTGGTTAGATCAAGTATTACCTAATTATAAAAAAGAACAATTTAAAATAATAGGTAGAATTGGTATGGTTAAATCGACAAATCACCGTTTTAGAGTAGTTACTATTTTTGAGAAACTATAAATATTTTCTATGTATCTTTTTTATTTTTTTATTTTAAAATTATTTTATATAATATAATATAAAATGAGTGTTGCGAAGAAGTATCTATCTATTCAACCGAATAATGTTCCCTCTACTGGTAAAGTGTCGTTTGCTCGTGGTAATCCTATCCTCACAATAACCCTTGGTCGTCAAGATGCTATGTTGGATTTATCATCTCTTCGTCTAGCTGGTGATTTAAATATATGGCGTGATGCAGCTGGGACTCTTCATCCTACCGATGCAGCTGCTAGTGAGTTGCGTGGTTCTCACAAACTCGGTGCTTATGGTG